TTTAATTGACCCACCCATTTGGTCTGTGGTTACGACCTCTGATGAAATAGATGACCTATTTCCTTGTGTTGCGGTCCAACCTACCAAACTTAGTTCGTGACACATCGCTTCAAACCCTCTCATTACCGAACCCTCACTTTTCCACTCATCTTCAAGTTGTCTGTCGGGTAAAACACAATCAATATAATCAAGTAAAATCATATCAATTTGTTGTCCATCAGCAATTAACTTTCTGATTGAGTTTTTAATTTGATTCATAGACAAAGTATCAGAAGCGTATTTTTGTAAAATGAGTTTGTTTTTCATCGTACCCTCAATTTCTTTAACTTTTGTCATAACCTCATCTTTTTTTAAGGTCAAATCGTCAGGATGAATACCGGTCCATAATACGATGTGCTTTCTTTGGATGATTTTTGGGTTGTCCTCAAAAAATATTTGAAGAACATTGTATCCCATATTAAACGCATGGTTTCCGATTTTGGTAAGGAGTGTTGATTTACCCACACCTGTTGGTGCCAATACAACTCCGATTTCACCTTTTGCCAATCCACCTTTTAATAACCTGTCAATACCAGGTATTCCCATCGGTATTGGATGTCTGTAATCTTCGTTCAATACTTCATCCAAGTTTGAGAACACATCCATTAATGTTGTCTCTTTTTCCCCTACTTGAAGAGCCGATTTAAACAACTCCTCAATTGAGTCATAACTTTCAAACTCACCACCATCGATTATCTTTTGAGCCTTTTGCATCGCCTTTGAAACCTCTTGTTGTTTACAGAATTTCAAAGCCTTTTCTTGTACGAATAACGCACCTTCTATTTGAACATCCTTAATTTTCTTGATGGAGTCCAATACAACTTTTGCAACAACCTCTTGCGGTAATTCACTTCTTGTTATCTGATTTAGTGTCTCAAAGGAGGGTGATGCTTCGTATTTTGAATAATACTCCTTAATCATCTGTAATATGATTTTGAAGTATTTGTTTTCAAAATAACTAGGTTCAATAACATCAACAATCGAGTGGGCGAATTCTTTGTCTACGATAATCTGATTAAGCAATTGTAACTGAAATGCCTGTCCTAAGTATTCAAAATTCTTTTCCGCCGCCATATAAATTTCTCTTGATGTATTGATAAATATTAGACATCTAAACTATAATTCAGATATTGCAAAGTTAATTTTTTTGTTGAAAAAATCTCGGTCAGAGTGTTCAAAATCGACTTTAATTTAGGACGGACATCCACAGTGTAACGAACTTTTGGAGGGTAAACCTTCGCGTTTAGGTGACGGTTGTATAAAACATGGTCGCCATTTTTAATTGTCAAAGTAAACTTCTCGGGACCATCCGTAACCGACGTTTCCATAATCTGTGGGTTCTCATAAATTTCGTATTGATTGTCCATCATATACGTTGCGGTTCTAACTCTTAGGTCGTTTTGGAACTCAAAAATAAAGTCATTGATATACTCATGTAGTTCCATAGAATTCTTTGCCTTATGGTTATAACCTCTGACATTGAAAAATCTCTGAACGATGATGTTTTCGTTTACTTTGAGTAAAAACTCCAATTTGGTTGAATCTTGTTCTTTCATAATTTGATTTTTTTTGTTTTACGAATTTTTGAATTTCTTTTTTTCTTTTCTTGTTAGTTTTAAAATTGGTCTTAAAAATTCTACCCAAGCGTCATCAACTTTCGGTAGGTATTTGAATAATCCATCTTCCATCATCATCTTGATAAGATTTTTGTAACCCCTACCATCGGGGTCTAAGGTTTCTTTATAAAAATCTTGGACGATTGTCTTACCTTCATCGGTAATTAATGGATTTGATAAATCAATTATCTTTTCATTGATTTGGAAAAATTCTTCACCGTATATTCCGTCTTTTGTTTTCCCTGATAATAGATTTTTAAGTGCAACATTTTCTTTGTCTTCTTTTAGTAGTAGTTCTGCCTTTGTCAAAATATCATTAAAGGAGGTTGGATTTTCAAGTATTTCAGGAAATAATTTTACCAATGTTTTCTCACCAAGTAATCTAATCCCATCAATATTATCTGATGTATCACCACATAAAATTTTGGTTGTTTTGATGTTATAGTGGGGAAATTCTAACTCCTTATTTTTAATCATATCACCTACCTTGTACGTTCGTTTTTGTTGTGGCGAATATACGGATACTTTTTCAGAAATTAGTTGTGTTAAATCCCTATCTGATGAAAAAATTGTTTTTTGTTCGTCATCAGATATTTGACAGTAATATGCAATCAAATCATCCGACTCGTTGTTTTCAACCTCAACTTGTCTTACAAACATTTCTTCCAAATATTGTTTAATTCGGTCTTTTTGTTTATAAAAAGATTCCTTCTTTTGGTCAGTTTCCGTTGAGGTTCTGTTTTCCTTATACTTGGGGTATATCAATTTACGAGCCGACGAATTTGATTCACCATCCCACATTACAACTACCTTGTCAAAATTTTGTTCTTGTATGAACCTTCGGAGGGTATTTAAAAAATGATAAATACCTCCGATATGTTCACCATTATGGTAATACTCCTTAACCCCGTAAAACCCAATTTTCAAAAGGTTATTACCATCTACTAAAAGTGTTTTTGTCACTTTGTTTGTTTTTAATTATTCATAAATAAACTTCTGATAATTACTCGTCTATCTCAGATTCCGATTCATCTAATAAAATCTCACCTGTTCCCGAGAGTATTGCGTTCCAATAATGGGAGTATTGTTTTTTATATTGTTCTAACGCTTCTTTGGTATCACTAATATATCCTTGAGGTACCGCGATAATCTTACCATCCTTATAACCCAAACCATTTACGTGATTTTTGATAATCGATACTTTGGTTCTGATTGCATAAGATACAGTTCTTCCATTTTTAGTTGCGGTAATGTGATTAATACCTGCTTTCTTTTGATTACCGAATAAGAATACCAAAGAAGACGCTAACCAAAGAGCCTCACCACCTTTTGCCTTAATTTCAGGTTGTCCGAAAGGATTATCAGGTAAGTCAACCCAAGGTTGGTTAACTACAACCATAGTGTTGTAATATGGATAATCTTCTTTCTTTGATTTAGAAATTCTTGAGTGAATGCCCATACCTATTTTATCAGCGAGTGCCGATGCGTTATGCATCTTCCCACCTTTTCCTTCAAATGTCATCTTACAAGGAATTGACCCAACAGAATCCCATAGGAACAATAAATTATAAGGGATATCTCCTTTTTCTTGAGCGTCCAACATTTCATTAATGAAGTCAGTTGCTTGTTCAATATAGTCAAAACTATCATTGAATATGAAATCTCCGTCCCACTCTCCGTTACTATTTTTTTCGGCAACCAATCCTAGTTCGATTGCATGTTCCCAAGACCATTTTTTCTCTGTAATAATGAAAACAGGAATATGTCCCTTTTTCTGAGCATCAGCACCAGCCAAAATCATCGCGGTAGTTTTAGAAGAATTTGAGTGTCCCAAAAACATATTGATACCACCCATAATCGGACCTGGTAATCCACAAGCCCCCATAAAGGCTTCACCACAATTGTAATAACTTTCGGGTTTATATTTTGTTTTAGTAGAAAACTTATCTTTAATACTACTTAACCCGATTTCTTTTTTCTTTAACGCCATATTAAATTTCGTATTTGTAGAATTGTTCCAAATTTTCCAACTTGTCCTGTGCGTTTGCTCTTTTCTCAATTAACTTATCCATTTCCTCAATATGTTGTGGATGTTCTCCAATACCAACAGGATTTGTAAAATAAACAAGTAATGATGACTCAGCATCCAACATTTCGCTCTCGTATTTCTTTTTGAGAGCCTCGTACATTTTTAATTGAATTTTTTGCATATAAATTAGTTTTAAGGTAAATAAATGAAAAGCATGGACACTTTGTCTTAGTAAATGTCCATGCTTAAGTTTGAAATTAGAATGGTAAATCTTCGTCAGGTGCGTCCATTGACTGTGGGTCTTGAACTGATGCAGAACCACCGATAGATGCGGTACCTACGGATGAATCACCGTAAACGTATTTTCCTGCGTCTGAGTCCCAACGTGGAGTTTCACCACGAGCAATTGCCTCTAAATAATCTTCAGGTTTTTTTGAATATAAGGTTTACCGTTGTTTGCCTTTGTTTTGGTAAGTTCCAAGATAAGGTCACGTCCTTTTTCAGAATCGGTGATGTCACCTTTTGCTCTCCAAATAGGAATGATTTTGTCCAAGATACCTTCTTTTTTGTAGTTGTGTTTAAATCTCCAAAATTTTGGACCATCTTGTTCTGCGTCACGGTCAACAACTTTTACGATATAAAATAGTCGTGAGCGGTAGTTGCCGGCAAGTTTCTTGTCCGCCTCTTTACCTGTTGACATAAGTTCTTCGTAAAGTTCGTTAAGTGGTGAACGCTCGTTGTCGTTTTTACCTGGGTCATAAAGTTTTACCCATTTACCGTCTACTTGTACCTCGTGATACCATACCTCTTTAAAAGGTGAACTACCATCAGGAGTTGGTAAAATACGAAGTCGTTTTTGTCCTTGATTTTCTTTATCGCCGAGAACCGCAGCGAAATACTTTTTCATTCTTTCGTCCTGACTCATCTTTGGAGATGAGGACGAGCTTGACTTTTGTTGTTTTTCATACTGAGCCAAAACAGCATCCATTGAATTTGTCGCCATAAATAATATATTAAATTGTTAAATTGTTTCAGAAATATAGTGTGTAAAAGTGGGGTTGTCAAATGAAAAAGGGTGATTACTCACCCTTTTTTAAAACTCTTAAAGAAGTCGTCGAATATAGTTGGGGATTAACATTTTTTAATCCATATGTGTCCTTGAACCATTTTTTAAAAAATTGTTTTACTTGGTCGTCGTTAACTGTGAAATCCGCTTTTATTTTAGAAAATACTTTGTGTATATGAACTACCATATCCTTTGTTTTTTTATTATATTGAAATATGGGTTCATCTTTGGTATTAACATAAAATATCGTGTCAGGATAATCCTTATGTTTTCTTGGTTTGAAATGGTCGAAATACTTATTCGCATAAAGCGTAAGTGCGTCATCCAATTGTTTATTCAAAACTATTACTTTCATAATTATTTAACTTCAACAGGTTTTTCGTTACCAGGGAAATCTCTGAAACTATCTTTAATTTCTGATGGTGAAAAATCTTTAACCTCATCAGTTGTTAAAACATATTCATTTTTTCCTGATTTTTCCATTTCTTCTTCTTTATCAACGAAGAAATCTGAAAGTTTTTGGTTATATGGGCCCGAATCCAAACTTCTCAATTCTAATTTCTCCTGTGCCGTTTTTGGTCTATATTTTTCAACTTTCGCTTCCAATGAATCAATCTTTGATACCAATTTATCCATGTCGGCTAATTTGTTTTGTAATGTTTCAAGTTGTCCAAATAAATCATTGAAGTACGATTCTTGTTTTTCTTCAATTGATTTTTGAGATGTAACCAAATCTGTAATGTCTAATTCTTCAGTTCCTTCTCCTTTTTCTTGAGATTCTCCTTCATCACCAATTTTTTCAACATCTGGGTCCGTTTCAACATCAATAGGTTGTGGTTCAGCGGTAGCATCGGGTGCCGCTCCGGGAGCCGCAGGTGGTGGAGGTACCGCACCTGGGTCAGCGGGTGGTAAAGCCCCTGCCGCAGGGTCTGCTGGCGGTGCATCAGGTGGTGGAGGAACGTCTAACGCTTCTTGTTCGTAGATATATCTATTTATTTGATTGTATCTTCTTAATTCTTCTAAAATTTTCTTATCAACACTCATTTTTTTAACCATTTAATAGTTGTTTTATACCCGATGCGGTTTCAACCTGAATTTTCTTAGATTGATTCATTGTATTGTCTACTCTTTCGATAAGACCATCTTTCATTCTTACGGTGTAACATTCACCGCTGTCCAAATCACAAACTTGTTTTGAACCATTACCTAAATCTTTTTCGGATATCCTTGTATTCTTACCAAGGTAACTATCCAATATATTTTTAACTGAGCTCATATTATTTTATTTTTATATAAATATCATCATTTATTGTAAATTACAAACCTAAAATCTGCGCTTGTTGAATTGCTGATTTTATACTTTTTATTCTATCTTTACATTGTTGGGTTGGGAAAATGTCTTTTTCATAATTATTAGTACTGTCCTCAATAGGCCATGACATAAATAACAATCTATCCATTTCCTCAGATAACTTATCTAAGTTGTTTATTTTACCTTGGCTATCTTTGATTTCACCCTTACTTAATAATTTTGTATCCACTTTCGCCTTAAAATATTCAATACCAAATTTTATAAAGTCGTTTGGCGAACCGAATGTCGCAAAAGCCATTTCTTTATCACTACTAGGTAGTGTACCGCAGAAATAACTTTCAGTAAGTAAACTATTTCTTGGTCCATATTGTATGTCTACTTTATTAACTTTCAAATCTAATCGTAAATTTACGAAATTACTTTCATAACCTTCAAAACCTGTAGATGTTCGGTTATTTATCCACATTAAACACCACATAGTATAATTTATCTTTGTTTTTACTTTATTGTCTATTGCCGACATTGACGAAGTATATCCCGTTAATAAATCTATTGTTTCTTTGAAGCTTAAAGTGACATTTTGTGGTGCGGTAATTGGTTGGAATTTATCAAAAATAGGATTT